GCTTCAGCAATGAAAGATCCAGCAGTTATCGCAGCATTCCAAGCAATGCAGCAACGAAATTGGGAAGAACTCAAAACACCATGTGGAGGCACATGGAATATAAGTGACCGCCACTAGGTCACTTTTTCTTTGTTCAGTTCATAAGCATTTTTTATCATGAAACTCCGCTACACACCACCAACAAATCACACTTTCGGATCTCTCTCTGATAAGTGGACTGCTCACAAGGGTATGTCTGAGAACGTACCAGGAATTCTTTACTGCTGGTCACCTGTCATCTCTGCAATTTTTAATGACAAGACCGAATGGGTTGACGTTAAAATTGGAGTTGCTCACGGATCGGAAGCACAAGCAGTAGCAAGAGCAGAAGCAGCAGCAACTGATAATGGTTGCGACATTCACTACCATTGGATTTTAGCAGTTGAAGATTGTGCTGCTGCTGAAGCATACATTGGAAATTACCTACATGATGAAGGGTATTCAACTAAGCACGGTTGGGATAAGAATTTACCCAAGCGTTATAAGAAGTTTTTCCAACGTCAGTCTGGTGGCAAAGAATGGTATGTATTACCAACGACCAAACTGAAAGAGGCATACGATTTAACTAAGCGATACATGAAGAAAGTCTTTGGCGAACCTGAGATCCTAGACATCTATGAAGGACGCAACGCAAAGAAAGCAAAGAAGAAAAAGTTCATGTGGATCGGCGAGTCACAAGAGAATGACCCCGTAAGATTTGAAATTGATTCTTACGGCAATCCAGTTGCAGACATGACCAAGCAGTTCGGCGGCGTAGTAAAGCAAAAGAAATTAGACTATTGCTTTATGATTAGACGCATGACAGGAATTGCACCCGAAGGATGCAAATCACAGGATGATCGCTACACGGAATGGGTAGCATGAACAGTCTAGCACACACCCTGTCCAGATGACAGGGTTTTTTGTTGGATGCCGATATTGGGGGTGTGCCGAGCAAAAACGAAAAGAGCTAACCTACAAAAGTATCCCAACGACATATAAATATTTCCCCAGAAAAAAATCATGAGAAAAGGTCAACGACTAAATCCTGCCACAAGACGTGGACAGTATAATACATACGCCGCCCAAAGGAAAAGGAAAGAGAGGTCTGAGAAGAAATACATAAGGTCACAAAAACGCCCACAAAGAACTTCAGGGAAAAGGAAGAAGAAGTATTCTGCGTTCTCTGAGTTTATTGATATGCTCATACGTCTCGCTAAATATCTTTACAGACTATTTGCAAAATGAAAAGTTCTGTGCTAGAATTTAGAAAAATTTTTCCTGGTAAAAAATGACTGAAAAACCCGAACTACATTCTGATGAGGTTCATAATGAACTCCTAGAGAATCCGAAGTATGCAGTGTATACACACGAGAAGCAAATCAATAGGATAATTGAAATACTTGAAGAGTTATCAGGTAGAGTAGTAGCATTAGAGGATAAGTTTCTGAACTTAGATCTAGACGTAAGATTCAGTAAGACTCCTAAGATAGATGGTCCGCCCGAACCCCCTGAAACCTATGGAACGTAATACATACGAAGATATATTGAATAACTTTGAAAGTTTCTGTGATAACTTTGAAGTTGCAGCAGCAGAGAGATTCTCAGGACAAGATAATGACAGTAGACAACCAGTTGATAATGCAGAAGTCCAACGAGTTACTCCAACAATTGTCCGAGAGGTTAACACAGTTGGAGAAGAGGATATCATTACTAGAACAACCGCAATTGATGTACAAGCGTCCGAACTCCCAGAAGTATGAAAAGATATCTGAGACATTAGACTATCTACATAATACAGTAGAGGAATTGAAAGGATGACATCATCAGTAAATCCTTTAAAGGGAATGATTGCAGGAGTAGCAACTACTGACACTCCTAATGTTACTCCTGGTGGAATGCATAGTGTTGCAGGAGGTGTTGCCAATCATGCACCACCTGCTGTAGCATTATGTTCTTATACTGGAATGCCTTTAGGTGGTGCTCCTTATATTTCACCCAATGTTAGTGTGGGAGTTACCCCAATACAGTTTTACTCTGAATCTGTTGGTGTACCAGCACCAGTACCTGGGGTTCCAATGACATTTCCACCCGCAAATTGCCAACCCAGACCCAGAATTATAGAACCTGTCGTCAATACGAAGGTTAAGATTAATGGGCATCTCGTGGCAGTCATTGGGGATCATAGTGATCTTGCGAGTATGGGTGGTGGAGCATCTATAGGACAATCTCCTGGTCGGACCTTGACAGGACCGACAATCTATCCTAAAATAAAGATAATGACCAAACCACCTACGTACATGGTATAATATGGCACTATACAATGATGGACAACATGTCCTTCCAAAACCTAAGAAGACAAGACAGGGTAATTCACAGAATACAAAGCTTTCTGCTACTTCTCGTAATCATGCTAAGAAGCGTTACAAGGGACAGGGACGCTAACGCTCCGAACGCCGAAAATCTCCGAATATTATGAAAGACTTTGAAGTAATAGATGATGTTATCTCTATAGGATATCAGAATAGAATAAAGGATTATATGGCTTGTCCAAATTATCCTTGGTTTTACGGAAAGGCGATAACCCACGGGGATCAGAATATTACTGATCCTTATAGTGGGTTTTCTAATATCATCTATGAACCAACTAATATTAGTCAAGGTGCAGATACTTTATATCCTGTTTTATTAGAAGGATTAAAGGATGTAAAAGTAAAGGAGTTGATGAGGATAAGAGCAGCAATGTTTATTAAGGATCAAAATGGTTCTGATACAAAACATCATATACCTCATATAGATCGTACAGATGATCCAAGACCTTATAAGGTAGCAATTTATTATGTAATTGATAGTGATGGTTCCACAGGGATTTTTGATGGGGATGATCTTATTGCAGAAGTTAATCCTAAACAAGGAAGAATGTTAATAATGGATGGTGGTGTATATCATGCATCCCACAGTCCTAAGAAATATGATCAAAGAATCGTAGTTAACTACAATTTCCGCATATGACGTATCAAGCATTACCAAAAGAATTACATATAAAAGATAGTCCTATAGCAGGTCAAGGTCTTTTTGCTAGAGAAGATATTGATGCTATGATGTATCTTGGTATATCCCACGTGGTAGTTGATGAAGATATTATGAGAACGCCTTTAGGAGGGTTTGTAAACCATTCTGAGGAACCCAATTGCGTTAAATGGTATGAAGACCAAGGATGGGGTAGAATCTATTATATGAAGACCATTAAAGAGATTAAGAAAGGAGAAGAGTTGTTTTTGAAGTATACATTTTACAAAGTAGGATAAAAGTCGCTAAATAACTACTGACTTCCTATATTGTCGGTAAATGGCGACTAAGTTGTCCTTTAAGGATATTAATATTACATTTAAGAAGCATCCTGTTACTGGTGACCTTGTTGTCAGTAAGGATGCTTCTGCTATTAAGCAAGCAATTGTGAATTTATTGCTTACTAATAAGGGTGAGCGTCCGTTTAATTACGAGTATGGATCTGATATAAGAAGTTATCTATTTGAACCATTAGACTTTGGTACAGCACAACAAATTCAATCAAATATAGAATATTCAATATCAAATTGGGAACCAAGAATAGACATCATGGAATTAGATGTCATACCTAATTTTGATGATAATGGATTTGACGTTGAATTGACCTATGTAATAATAGGTTCAGATAATCCACCAACTTCCGTAGAGTTCTTCTTAACTAGGACGAGATAATGCCATATACCCAAGTAAACAATTTAGACTTCACTGAAATTAAGGTAGCTCTTAAAGATTATATGAGAGCACAGTCAGATTTTACAGATTATGATTTTGAAGGATCTGCTATAAGTAACCTTCTTGATGTATTGGCATATAATACGTACTACACGGCATTTAATACCAATATGGTAGTAAATGAACTGTTCCTTGATTCAGCGTCTCTGAGGGACAATGTAGTATCTCTGGCAAAACAGTTAGGTTATTCTCCAAAATCAGTTACAGCACCAAAGGCAATCATTGATTTAGATATATCATTCTCTGGAACAGCACCAAAATCAGTTGTTATTGCAGCAGGAAGTGGATTTGTTACTAATTTTGATAATTCTTTATATCGGTTTATATTAAAAGCAGACAATAAAGTATCTGTTGTTAATGGTGTAGCAAGTTTTAAGGATGTTGAAGCATATGAAGGTTCATATCTATTATCATCAACTGTTGTTAGTAATGATTCTTCTCAAAGATTTAAGATATCAAATGTTGGTTTGGATACCAATACAATTAAGATAAAGGTATATGAATCTTCTGCATCAACAGTCTTTACTGAGTTTAAACCTGCATCTAACATATTAGATATTGGTGCATCTGATAATGTATATTTTATTAATGAGACTGAAGATGAGAATTATGAAATATTTTTTGGAGATGGAGTATTAGGTAAGGCACTTGTACCTGGACAAATAGTACAAATGTCCTATATTGTTACAAATGGACCTGTTACAAATGGAGCAAAAACCTTTACCTTCAATGGATTGATGCAGGATGAAAACAATTCTCCTATCACAACTCCATTTAGTGTTACTAATATAAGTACAACTTCAGCAGCAAGTGGTGGAGAGGAAATTGAAAGTATTGAAAAGATAAAATATAATGCTCCTAAGTTATATGGGTCACAGAATAGAGCAGTAACTCCTAATGATTATAAAGCCATAGTTAGAAATTTATATCCATCAGTTAGCGACATTATTGTATTTGGTGGTGAAGATCAAGAACCACCTGCATATGGTAAGGTATTTCTTTCTATAAAACCCAAAGAAGCAATTACTCTTTCTTCATTTACTAAAAATGAGTTGAAAGATAGTCTTAAAAAGTATTGTGTTGCTTCAATTAGACCAGAATTTGTTGATCCTTCAGTTCTTCATGTAGAATTGACAAGTAATATTTTTTATGATGGTTTAAAATCTAACTTGTTGCCCACTGAAATGCAAGCAAAGGCAGCAACTGCTATAACAAATTACCTCAAAACCTCTGGAACAGAGAAATTCAACGGTAAATTTAGATATAGTAAGTTTATTAGTGTTATTGATGGTGCAGATCGTGCTATTAATTCTAATGATACTGATATTACATTAAGAAAAGACTTTATTTCGCAGATCAATTCATCAGCATATTACGAAGTTTGTTATCAAAATGCTTTTAAGAAGGATTGTGACAACCCTGTTGTATCATCTACAGGTATAACAACCTTTGAGTTTCCTAATTATACCTCATATCTAGAGGATAGAGATGGTAAATTGGTACTATATAGACTAGATTCTATTACCAATGAGAAAATTCTGTTGGATGATTCTGTTGGTATTGTAGATTATGATAAAGGTGAGATAATGATCAATGACTTTACTATCCTAAAAGGTAGTTTTTCAGATAATCGTGTTGAATTACGAGTGAAACCTGCTAATAAAGATATTGAAGTTAAGCGTGAGGCATATCTAGATGTAGATGTGTCAAAGAGTAAATTCGTTGCACATAAAGAAGAGTAGGGATGTTAAAGACTGAGAATAAGATCTCCTTTCTAGTTGATCAACAATTACCTGATTTTATAAACGAAGAGTATGAACTGTTTGGCAAGTTCATACAAAAATATTATGAGCAATTAGAAATATCAGGTCAACCAGTAGATGTCGTTACAAATCTATTAACATATCGTGATATAGATTTTTATGAGCAGAATATACTAAAACAAAGTACTACTGTAGTTGGATTAGTTAGTAATACAGATACTAGTATTACAGTTGATGATGCATCTTCATTTCCAGAGTACGGTGGTTATATTAAAATAGATGATGAGATTCTGTTTTACAAGAGTAGAACTGATACACAGTTAAACGAAGTTAGTCGTGGAATAAGCGGAAATACGCAACTTGGAGATTTATATTCCGCAACTACATTCGTTACAACTCAAGCATCCAGTCATACCAATGGATCTCAGGTACAAAATATTAGTAATCTTTTTCTGTATGCTTTTATAAAGAATTTTGAAAATGAGTATTTACAAGAATTTCCAGAAGAGTATTTAAATAATTCAGTTGATAAAAGATCTCTAATAAAAAATATTAGTTCTTTCTATAAATCAAAAGGTACTGACATATCCATTAAATTCTTATTCAAGTGTTTAATAGATAATGATCCAGAACCAGAGATTGTATATCCAAGGGATTTTACATTAAAGAGTTCTGATTCTACATGGATCAATAACTATTCATTAAAAGTTAAAGTATTATCAGGTACAGTAACTGATCTTATTGGTAAAACTATTACACAAACTAGTGGTAGTCATGCTTCTGCCGTTGTTGATAATGTACGTTATGATGGTAAGTATGATGGAGAAGATTTATATGAGATCATACTTAATGAAGCAAGTGTAAATGGTAATTTTAATATTGCTACAAAAACAACATTAAGAAAATCTCTTTCTCCTACAGATACTAAGGTTAAAGTTGAATCAACTTTAGGATGGGATTCAAAAGGTGAATTTAATATTGATGATGAGATTATTACCTTTAATGAAAAAACAGTTAACACATTCATTATTAATACAAGAACAGGTAATAGTGCATATCCAGTAGGAACTTCTATAACTTATGGTTCTAATGTTTCTGGTTCTGGAGTAACACTTCTTGTTTATGGTGTATTGTATAATGCAGATATTACTACTTCTGCACCATATTCAAACAAGGGTGATATTATTGAGATATCTGAACCAGGATTTGTAACAAATGATGTAAAGATAGTTGATGCACAAAATAATTTAAGGTGGAGTATTACTAGTACTGATCCTAAGTCAACTCTTAATGCAACTCTTAATACAACAATTAGTGAATTTGAATCTGATATTGCAGCAGTATACGAAGATGGTGAAGGTTATTACATTGCTTCTTCTGGATGGCCATCACATGATATTATAAGTGCTGGTAGTAATATTCCATCTGATATACAAGATCAAAATAATTTAAAGATTATAAGAAAGAATCCAATTTCTACAACTGAGACTTATGAGACTAAGTATAGAGATGTAGGTATTGCTGTTAATGGAATTCCTTTATTAAGTTCCAAAGATAGTGATGTTGTATATAATGGTGAACTGAAGAACATTACCATTAATACAAGAGGAAGTGGATATGATGCAGCACCTTACGTATTAGTTAATGGTTCTAATAATGCTGCTGTTAGTAATCTTGCTGGTCAAGTTGTTGAATCTGTAACTATAACTAATCCTGGTAGTTATGATAATATTCCTACAGTAGAGATTGTATCTGGAAGGAATGGTACTGCTCAAGCAATTGTTACAAATGGAAAAGTTACTAGTATCAATGTTGTAAATGCTGGTGAGTTTTATTCATCTCCTCCTGTTGTTAGGATAACTGATAATGCAGGTAAAGGAAGGTTTGCTGATTTTAATGCTACTATCTCAAGTACTGGATCTATTACTGGATTTACATTAGTTAATACGGGTAATTATTACAGTCAAAATAATATTCAAGTAGATATTATTCCTGTTGGTAGTGGAGCAACTGCCACAGCTAGTATTAAAGAATGGAGAAAGGATAAGTATTTCTTAAATAAGAATAATTTAGATTCTGAGAATGGTTATTTCTTTAAAAACTTTGATAATGAAAAGGGATATGGATATGCTTATTATGCATCTCCTACTACATTAAGGACAAATGACACTGGAGCATCTCACTCACCTATTATAGGGTTTGCATATGATGGTAACCCCATATATGGTGCTTATGGTTATACAGACCCACTAGACAGTTCTAGTAGTGTCACACAGATGTTTACCAGTTATAGTATTAATGCTGATAGAGATGGTGGACCTTCTGTAACAACATATCCTCTAGGAACATTTGTTAATGATTATACATTTGTTGATGAAAGTGGATCTTTAGATTCTAATAATGGAAGATTTTGTGTTACACCTGAGTATCCTAAAGGAACTTATGCTTATTTCATTACTGTAAATTCTTCTAATGAACCTACTTTCCCATATATTGTAGGTGAGAATTATTATTCACTACCATTAGATTCTAATTACAATTCTAAAATATCTCAATATGATTTGCCAGTAAGTGCTAATAGGCATTCATCAACTGTTAATAGTAAGAATGGTGATCTAGCATACGCTAAAATTAAAGAAGTTAATAGAGGTACTGTATCATCTGCTACAGTTGTTAGTAGTAGTGCTGATTTTAGTGTAGGTAATAAGATAGTTGTTGATGATACAGACACTGAAGGTTATGGTGCATCTGGTGAGGTAGATTCTGTTAAAGGAAAAACAGTAACATCAATTGAATCACAAGCAACTAAAGCACTCTTTATTGAACTTAGTAATACCGCATATATTTTTAATGGAGATACAATAACTCAATCTGTAACAGGAGCTACTGGTGAGATTGTGGGAGATGTATTTTCAGGAAAGAAATTTGCAATACGTAATGTAACAGGAACTTTTAATAGTACAGATGTACTATCATCTAATACTAAAGTATTAAATTTGATATTAGATAATAATTCTTCTTATACTAAAGGTGCTACTCTTTCCTTTAGTGATGGTGTTAATGCTGCTATTGCTACTGGAGAAGTTTTAGAAACTACTGTTTTACAAAATAGTGTTAAGATTAAAGTTTTAACAGGTACATTTAGTGTTTCTACTAGTCTTTTCTTAACTAGCTCTGATCTTATTAATACGACAGGATCAAAAATTGTTTCTATATCTTCTTTGAGTGATGGTCTCAATATTTTTAATATTCGGGATAATGTAGCATTGTTAAAAACATCTGCACCTCATGGTGTTGCTGTAGGAGAAAAGATTGTTGTTAATGTAGATCCAGATGATTCTGTTAGTACTACAACGTATTATGTAAGGAAAAGAATTTATCAAGAAGCAGTCGTTAAGATCCCAGTTATATCAAGGGTTCTCAGCGATACTGGTGTTGGCAGAATTTCCATTATTAATGGTGGTGGTGATTATACTCCTGGAACAGGAACTACTTATGATAACATTGAATTAAAGGATGGAAAGGGAACTGGTGCTAAAGCTAGGATTGAAGTATCACCTGCTGGTATTGTTAATTCTGTTCAGATAACAGATAAAGGAATAGGATATGAAAAATTTGATGTCCTTACTGTTGGAGCAACAGATTTAAGTAAGGCATCTCCATCCACTAAACCAGATTTAAAAATTCTTGTAGATCACGTTGGTTTTTCTGCTGATGAATTTGTTTTAAATGTTGACAGTAGTATTGGATTTACTGATGGTGATTTGATTGCTATAGGAAGTGAGGTTCTTAAAATTAATCAGGTATTGGTTGATTCAAATAATGAACTTACCAATAAGTTAAATGTTTCTAGAGGGCAGAATTCAACTGTAGCAGTTGATCACTATGATGGTGCAACAGTTGCTGTTTATGATAATGGATTTAAGATTCCTGTTGGGCATTCTTTAGGTAGTAATTCTGCTGATGCATCTGTAATATCATATGATCCTGTTACTCAAAAGTTAGTTGTAGCATGGGATTATGCTTTAAATTTAAGCAATATTAATAGAATTACATTAAGTACTGTCTTTTATGATAATAGTACTAACAATACTGTTACTGGTACTACTGGTAAGAAATTAGTAGAGATTTCATCTTTTACAGATCCTTTAATTTGTTTTGAATTATCTTCTGATAATACTAATTTCATAAGAAATCAAATAATTGATATTAAAGAATATTACAAATATAAGTTTGATACAACTCATGCATCAATGAATGGAGTTGGATTTGATATTTCTCCTAGTAAAAATTTCAATCTTGTTACTCCAGAGAGAGTTATTGATTTGGAACACCACAACAACCATACTCACTATGATGGTGTTGACATCAAGCTTGGATATGGATCTAGGGTATCAACAAATACCTATTCTAATAGAGTTAGTAGTCCATATAAAAAATATTATTATTACGATAGAGATGGAATAGTACAATCAGAAATCTCATATCTAAATGTTGTTGATGATCCATTACAAGGAGAGAAAGAATCTTTATATGTAACATCTGATACAATTTTATATTCTACTGATATTGAAGCAACTCATGATGGTAATGGAAATATAAAGTATACTTCTAAATCTTTATTCTCTGTTGGTGAAATTAATTCAATTAAAATAATCAACATTGGTGTTGATTATATAAAAATCCCTATTGTTACTGGAATCTATAATTCTTCTGGTAATATTGATACCACTGCTAAGTGTTATTTAAATAGTGATAACATTGGTGTTCCTAGGTCTATAGAGATTCACAATAATGGTGGATCTTATCATAATGACCAAACAATAAAATCTAGTTTTAAATCAAATTATATTTTGATATTATCTAATTTTGTTGATGATGCATTTACTTTAGGAGAAACTATAGTACAAAAGTCTGGAACAACTGAAACAGCAAGAGCTCGTGTAACTTCTTGGAGAAAGGGATCAAATATACTTATTGTTGATAGAGTCCAAGGTTCATTTAGAGAAAATCAGTCTATTACTGGATTAGCAAGGAGAAATACAGCAACCCTTGAAAGTATTGATTATACTATATTCAATCCTACAATTAAAACATATTTTGATAATCTAGGAAAATATAAATCTGATTATGGTAAGATTAGTGATTCTAATCAAAAAATACATGACTCTTATTATTATCAAGATTATTCTTATACTATAAAATCAAAAACTCCAATTAATATATGGAGAGAGTTAATTAAGGAAACATCTCATCCAGCTGGATTCCAGTTATTTGGAGAAGTTGTTATTGAGTCTTCTGCTCAAAGTTCAATGAGTGAAGATAGTGTCACCAGTAGAATAAGTGTGATGCAACTTTGGAATACTGATGTAAATAAGATTACAGTTCAAAGTACTAGAAGACAAATTACACAAAATATAATACTTACTCATTCTTCTGTTGTTGAAAATGGAGTTGGATCTGTATCGGTTGACGCTGCTAATACTTCAGAGGTTAAATCAAAGTATTTAAAATTAACTCCTGAATTTAATGGATCTTTATCAAATAAAGGAAATTTAACTGGAAGAAAGACATTCAATATTTTAGATAATTTAAATAAACCTGTTACTCCTTATAATGCACAGACATTAACAATTACTCTTGATGGTATATTACAGGAACCAGGAGTTGCTTATACTGTATCTGGTAGTCAAATAACATTTACACAACCTCCATTAGGAGCGACATCAAAAAATGGACAATCAATTCCTGGTGTTAGATTCTATGGTAAACATTATCAGTTTAAGAATGATAGTTTAAATCAAAGGTATTTTAGAAAGATAAGAAATATTTTCCAGAAGAGTGGAAGATGGATTGATTCAGCAAATCAAATTGATTCTAATAAAGAGTTTATTCAATCAGAAACTATTGGTTATCTTAAGAATAAGTATACTTCTATAACATGGAATACTACTGAAGCAAAATGTTTTAGGGATATAGGATTGATCATTGATGCAGTATCACATGATATAAGATTTGGTGGTAACCAAAGTTCTCTAGAAGCTGCTGAGAAGTATTTTAACAATGGTCTTTTTGACTATATTCAAGGAGAACAGGAAGAAACTATAGATGGATTTCAATATGCAATTGATCTTGCTAAGAAAGCAATTAATAATGAATTGACTACAGGAACATTCACAACTGTAGAATCATATTCAAATAATAATATTATAGTTGATACAAATTCAAATAAATGTGCAGATGTTATTGCTGCTTTAGAAACTTTGTATGGTGTTATCAAATCAACTATGGAAACTGGAGTAGGTACAGTTCCTCTCTCTAGAGCAGATTATATTGATGGAAAGAATACAATATTTGAGTTATATTATGAAGATGGAACTGGAGTTGCAACAGATCCAAATGAAAATCTCTTTATTGCCTTGAGTGGGGTTCTACAGCATGATTCTGCTTATAGTATTGATAGAACATCTGTACCAAATAAGGTAGTCTTTACAAGTCCACCTCTATGGGGTCAAGGAGATAATACAAAGACATTGCAAGAACCATTAGCAGTTGATAAATTCTTTGCTCATAGTATAGGTAGTTACTTAAGATGTGAAATTGATAAGTCTGCTATCCCAACTGGATCACCTGGTCCGTTTATAATTATAGATCCTGATAAAGAAGTTCTTAGTGTAGATGATAGTACATTTGTACTAGTCTTTATTGATGGAGTTCTTCAAAGGGATAAGGATTCATATGTTCTTAATGGACCTACGATTACGTTCTCTAAGAATATCTTCCCTAAGAATAATGTTGAGATTATTTACTTGTATGGTAGAGATCTTACTCAAAGTATAACATTATATGATTATGAAAGAGATGAATACTATAATGAGATAGTAATCACATGTGATGCAGGATCTGCTAATAGTTTCTCTGCATGGAAGAATTGGTTTGGTGCTTCTAGAGGATGGCCATCAGAGCAAATTGCATATCAAAAGATTGGTGGACAGAAAAGATTCATTGGTAATGTTAGAGATTATAAAACCACTGATAATAAATTGATTATTACTATTGCTGGTGGTAATCCAGATATGGATACCTCAAATATATTCTTCTCAGGAGTAAATGATTTTAGTGACGAATATGAATTAACAGGAACAACCAATACAGTAGATATAGTCAAGAATGGAAGTGATTATAGGATGCAGAGAGATGCATCTAGTTGGTTATATGGAACTAAAAGAGCAGACGAAGCATTCTATGAGAGATCAAAAAATCGTGCTAATTTAAATCAAGGTGATATTATTAAGATTAATGGTGAAGAAGATTGGAGAACTATTAAAGAATTGCCAAGATATCAAACACCTAAGACTTATATTGCTGGTGATGATCCATCAAATAGTTTCTATGGTACTTGCAACACTACCAATTATAGTGGAGATACATTTGGTGTAGGATTAAGTGTTGTATGTACTATTTCTAATGGAAAAGTTGACACTATAACTTGGAATAGAGGTGATGCTAAAGGATATGATCATACACCCATACTACATTTTATACCTGTAGATCAAAATGGTGGTGGTGCAAGAGCAGAAGTTATTGTTAAGAGTGGTGGTATTGTTGATATTGTTTTAACTGATGGTGGATCAGGTTATACAAAAGCACCAAAAGTTATTGTAGCAAAGCAATATGACCTAATAAAGAAACGTGGTAGAAAGATTGATCCTTTTGTAACTCTTAAGTTAAAGAAGGAAACCGAAGTCAAGATGTGCTGTATTTCTGTTGAATTTCGTTTTGAGAAAGCTGTCGGTGGCGGCGGCGGAGGTGGAGGCGGCGGAGGCGGCGGCGGAGGAGGTGGTGGAGGTGGAACTCCAACTCCAGATCCAACAAAAGCAATCGTTGCTGATATATCATCTTCATTGACAGTTGATTTTGATAACTCAATTCAAATAACTGCTATCCTTGATCCAATTCATGTTAATTCTGGTGCTACATTAGCAGTATTGGATGAAACATGTCGTTATTGGCCAACATATATCACTTCCGTTACTCTACCTACTGCATTAGATGGATATAGACAGAAATTAACTGCTATTATTTCACCATATGCACAAGTCTTGATGGGATTGCCAACCTTCTACATAGATGCACAAGGTAATCGCCGTGTTACTCCTCCTGGTGGACCTCCTGGTGGAGGAGGCGGTGGAGGAGGAGGCGGTGGATCAGGTCCAGGAGATCCAGTCGTGGGTAAAGTTACTACATATGAATTAGGGTTTGTAGATCATAGATTCTTTAATACTCCAGCATATCCATCTATTCCAGCACTTAACAATACCACATTAAGACCAACATTCATGATGTGGGAAAATGCTAAGTTTATGGATACTGGTAATATTACATCAACACATTCTGGATTGCCAGTTTCCGCATATACAGTTGAGGAGTTTAATCGTTACGGTTTTGATTTAGCAGACTTCCTAGATAATGCAACATCAGGATTTGCGGATGCTGGATATGCATTTAATATTGGTTATCCAACTATAAATTATTATCTAACACAGTTACAGACATCTGATTTACCAGATGAGAATGGTGGTGGATACGTTGCAACTAATGCAGTTGTGTACGCACAATCTACTTCTAGATTCCCTTCTTCTGGAACTATATTACTTGGTAAAGAACAAATTTCTTACACAGGTAAGATGAGTGATCGTTTTACAGGATGTACAAGAGGTGTTAATGGTTCACCTATCGTAGAGCACACAGTAGGAGATTTCCTCAGAAGTGCGTAATAAATACGTATAAATAAACCAGATTCAGTCTTTTTTAAAAAACACGAGTTTAGACAATGGCAGCTATTATTTCAGAAAAATTTAGAATCTTCAATGCGAAGCAATTTCTAGAGTCGCTTGGAGAAGCGGCCCCAACTAACATGTATTTCTTCGTTGGAAGACCTACATCTTGGTACACTTATGTTGAAATCTCCAATCCTACAGGAACATGGAATACAACAAATACAATAGACGGTGGACCGTTTGATGGAGCAAGTGTTGTTGCTATCTATGATAATAGTCTTTTATTGTCTACTACAGCGTCTACTGCTGCTCCTACAGCAGGTAGTACACTAACACAAGCAACTAGTGGTGCTACTGCTAAGATAAGAAGTTTTAGATATGCAACAGAAGATGCTCCTCCTGCTCCTTTAGACAACCAAGTAGAGAAAGCAAGAGTATATGATGATATTATTGCTGCCAAGCGAATCATTAGTGATCAAGCTCGTCACGTTGCCCCACGTTATAACTGGAGTTTAACAACAAACCCTAAGTTTGATATGTACCGTCCTGATTACTCCGTAACACCTGCTGGTGGTGGAGCATTGGGTGTACAAACAGCATTAGGTAGTTCTTCATTGTCTGGATCTAAGTATTATGTAATGAACTCCAATTATGAGGTGTTCAAGTGTATCTACAATGGTACAACTCCTGCTAACCCAACTGGAACTAATGCTCAGTTTGAACCTAAGAAGACTCCTTCTGCTGGTGAAGGAACTTATGCTGGTGGAATATATTCTGAAGGAGTAGCAAATGGATATGTTTGGAAGTATATGTATACTCTTTCAACAGGTGAGGTAATTGCTTTCTTGTCTAGTGACTTTATGCCAATTGGGACATATGATGGTCCTGCTGCTGTTGCTGGTGCTGTACATGTAGCATTAGATGGTGGTAATAGTGCTGCACTTCCTGCTACTTCAACATTCTATGCTCCTATTGATGGTGATGGTTCAGGTGGTAAGGTTAAGATTGTAACAACTGCTGGTGGTGCTATAAGCACTATTGAAATAGAAGCTGCTGGTTCTGGTTACACCTATGCAAATGTTCGTATAGTTGATGGTAATACATTTACTGCTGCTGACCTACAAACTGCTGTTGGATCATGGCCTGCTGCTGCTACTGCACATGTTGTTCCTGTGCTTTCACCTGAAGGTGGACATGGTGCTGATCTTCCTTCTGAATTCTTTGCTAAAAGAGTTATGATGAATGTTCGTCTGACTTATGCAGAAGGACAAGGTGATTTCCCTGTTGATCAGGATTTTCGCCGTATTGGAATCCTCCAAGATCCAGTAGATTTTGGAACTACTACTAAATCCACAGCAACTACATTGCGTGGTACTTATGCTATAAAGATTACTAACCCATCAGCTGATTATGTTCCTGATGAAGTTATTACTCAAACTGGAACTAATGCAAAAGGTACTGTTGTTTCTTATGACAGCACTAATAAAATTGTAAAATATTTCCAATCTCCTGAACTTCATACACATAATGGTGCAATAGTTCCATTTAGCGGAACTGGTAATGTAACTGGTGCTACTTCTACTGCTGTTGGTCCGATTGATGATGCACAAGACACAGCACTTGCTGACATTGCTTTCACAGACGGAATTGCAACCCCTGAAATTAAAGCTGACTCTGGAGATATCGTATACATAGAGAACAGAAGACTGATTACAAGAGCTCCTGACCAGATTGAGGACATTAAGCTTGTAATTGAATTCTAATCTACCAAATCCAAGTTAGACGAAAAGTGAGATGCCTCAGAAGACGAACCTTAACG